GCTCTGATTAACTCAATCAGCTATGTATAAGGAGTATTTATCATGGCAAATTCCAATGGAGCCTTTGGTCTAAGACCATATGGTATGCTGGGTTCAGCACCTAATTCCACTGGGACGACTGAGTATCGTATCGCATCTGATAACTCAAACCCGATTTTCCAAGGCATGGCGGTTATCCCGCTTGCTGCTGGTGTTATTGACGATCTGCAAGCTGCTGCTGGCGGTAACGTCTCTATCGTGGGTGTGTTTAATGGGTGTGAATATGTCTCATCGACCACTGGAGAAGTAATTCGTTCTAACTTTTGGCCCGGTTCAGGCGCTGATTCTAATTTCCCTGTTAGAGCGTTTTTGTACGACAACCCAGCACAACTGTTCACCATTGCTACATCAAACGTAGTTTCTGCTGCTAATACAGAAGCAGAGATTCGTGCAGCAGTGTTTGCAAACATTGCGTTTGCGACTGGTAACAGCGGTTCGACTACAACTGGTATTTCTTCTGCAACAGCAGACTTGAATACCATCGCCACCACCAACACTTTAGCTATGCGTATCATGGGTGTACAAGAAGACCCTGATAATGCTGACTTCACTGCTGCTGGTATTCCGTTAATCGTTCGTATAAACAACCACTTCAATGCGCCAACAGGCTCCATTGCTGCTGGTACTGTTTCTACGACTGGCGTATAAGGAGGCTGATCAATGGCTATTTCTCGCGCACAACTAGCGAAAGAACTGGAACCCGGCCTTAATGCCTTATTCGGCATGGAATACGGACGGTATGAAGGTCAACACGCTGAGATCTTTGACACCGAGTCATCTGACCGGGCGTTTGAAGAAGAGGTAATGTTATCTGGCTTTGGCGCTGCTCCTGTAAAACAGGAAGGCTCCTCAGTTTCATTTGACGACGCAAACGAAGCTTTCACTGCTCGTTACAATCACGAGACAGTGGCTATGGCATTCTCAATTACTGAGGAAGCTGTAGAAGACAATCTTTATGATCGTCTGGCATCACGCTATACACGGGCACTTGCACGTTCTATGGCACACACCAAGCAGGTTAAAGCTGCTGCTATCTTGAACAATGCGTTTACTGCTGGTGCTTCCGCTGGTGGTGATGGCGTTGCTCTATGTGATGCATCACACCCGCTTACAAACGGTGGCACTTTCAACAACGAGCCAAGCACCGCTGCTGATCTGAATGAGACTTCTCTTGAAGATTCACTTATCAGCATTGCTGGGTTTGTTGATGAGCGTGGTTTGGTTATTGCCCTTAAAGGCATGAAGCTAATCATTCCTCGCCAGCTTCAGTTTGTTGCCGAGCGTCTGCTCGTATCAAATCTACGAGTTGGAACAGCAGACAACGATGTAAACGCACTCAAGTCAATGGGTATGCTTCCTGAAGGTTATGTAGTCAACGACTACCTGACTGACACAGATGCGTTCTTCCTGAAGACTGACGCTCCGAATGGCTTTAAGCACTTCGAGCGTATGGCATTGTCAACTAGCATGGATCCAGATTTCGATACTGGCAACATGCGGTACAAGGCTCGTGAGCGTTACAGCTTCGGATTCTCAGACCCACGTTGTGTATTCGGTTCACCGGGTGCATAAATAAGTTTGTTGAAACAAATACAAAGGGCGGCTGTTCAGTCGCCCTTTTTTGTTGTATAGTCTTATCAATCCCTGACAGTCGCATTGGGTGACTGACACTAGCCGAGACAGGAGACTCAAATGGCTACTACTACTTTTACCGGAGCAGTCCGCTCCAAAGGTGGATTTACCTCTGTAAGTCAGAGCAGCACAACTGGTGCGTTCACAACTCTTTCAAGCATCAGTTCAACTGGTGTGTCTTCATTTGATGCAAACACAATGGCTGTAGAAGCTGGTACTGGTATTACAGGCGGTACGGGCACTATTTATCGTAGTTCTGTACAGCGTGTAGGCGGCATCATTACAACTCGTATTCTTATTGACCTGACTGGACTGCGTTCCACCGCAAGCGGAGACATTATTGGAGTAAATGGTACTTCAAATGTATGTCACATTGGTCAGATTACTGCTGCAAAAAACGGCACAATCTTAACAGGTAGCATGGAATGCTTTGAGGCACCTGCTGGCGGTGATCCAGATATTAACGTACACTCTGCCACAGAAGGCACAGGTGTTGAAGACGGAGCAATCGGTGACTTGACAGAAACATTGCTGGTTAACGCTGGTGACGCTACAACAGGCAGTAAAGTATACTTTACGGCTGTCCCTGCTGCTGATGAGTTCTTGTATCTAACACTTGGTGCCACAACAGATGCTGATTACACTGCTGGTAAACTCTTTATTGAATTGATGGGCTACGAAGCCTAGTAACGAGAGGGGGCAACTCCCCCTCTTCTTTTTATAAGGAGATTGAAATGGCAGACGCTGTAACATCACAAACACTTGTTGATACCCCGAAAACAGCAGTCTTGAAGTTTACCAACGTCTCAGATGGTAGCGGTGAGGATGCTGTTAAGAAGGTTGACGTATCTGCGTTGTCTGCAAACATAGACGGCAGCACATGTACAAAAGCCACTATTGAAAAGATTTGGTGGCAGTGTAATGGAATGAAAGTGAAGATTCTATTTGATGCCAGCACGGATGATTTCTGTATTGAGCTTGGAGAGAATCAAAGTGGGTTTCATGATTACACACCCTTTGGAGGTCTAACTAACCCTGCAAGCTCTGGTGTAACAGGAGACATTATGTTCACAACTGTGGGACATTCTTCTGCTGACACATACACCATCATTATACAAGTGCAGAAGAGCTACTAATAATGGCTCGTAAACGAGCAAAGATGCCCCCGCGCAACAAAAAGAATTTCCGCTCCACAAAAAGTGGGGCGGGGATGACGAAGGCTGGTGTTGCTAAATATAGAAGAGATAACCCCGGCAGCAAGCTCAAGACCGCTGTTACGGGTAAGGTTAAAAAAGGTAGCAAGGATGCTAAACGGCGTAAGTCATTTTGCGCTAGATCTGCTGGGCAGATGAAAAAGTTTCCAAAAGCTGCTAAGAATCCTAACAGTCGTCTAAGACAGGCTAGGAGAAGATGGAAATGTTAAATGCTCAATTTGTAGCAGGAACCGTTTTTGTTGCCTTTATAGGTGCGTGTGTCGCGGGACTAACATGGATATCGTCAACTCTCATTGAGGTTGACAAGAACGTAGCGGTTATGGCTATGAAGATTGATACTAACAATGAAAAGATAGATCAGCTTCATGAAATGATCAGGCCAATGTGGGAAGAGTTTACGGGAAGGACATATGATGGCAATCTCGCGAAGTTCAATACCCAAACAGATTTCAAAACCTCCATTAAAACGGAGTTCTAAAGTGCCAAAAGACGCTTGTTATCATAAGGTCAAAGCTCGTTACAGAGTTTTCCCAAGCGCCTATGCCTCGGGCGCAATTGCAAAATGCCGAAAGGTAGGTGCCGCTAATTATGGCACTGGAGGTAAGAAGAAGAAAAAGGGGAAGGCTTCGGGCGGAGTCTTGAACATGAGTAATGGAGGAGCCGCAGTTACTAAGGCAAAGCGGCCATCTAGCAATCCTAATGTTGCTAGAGGGTGCGGTGTTGTCATGAGTAACAGAAGAAAAGCAACTCAGTACTCGTAGGAAAAAATGGAACCCGTATCAACAGCTTTGGCTGGTATAGCTCTATTTAAGTCGGCTGTTGACGGTATCAAAAGTGTCATTAGCACGGCGCAAGATGTTGGGGAAATAGCTGGTCACATAGACAACCTCTTTGAAGGTGATAAACAAGTACAGCAAAGGCGAAACAAAAAGTCTGGTGTAGGAGTAGGAGATCAGTTTGGTATAAAGTCAGTAGCGCAAGAGATCATAGATGCGAAGCTGGCTAAAGAACAGATGCAAGAAATTGCCTCAATGGTGGACATGAGATTTGGACATGGGACTTGGGCTTCCATAGTGGCAGAGAGAGCAAAACGCATACAAGAAGCAAAGGAAGCCGCAGCAGCAGCTAGAAGAGAAGCTGCTAAACGTCATAAAGAGTTGCAAGAAAACATAAAACTTGCATTTATAATAGGTGGAGTAATTGTAATTTCTATTGGTTTATTTGTTATTCTTATGATTTCTGTGGCAAGGGCGGTGAGTTTGTAAATGGCGGTAAGGAAAACAAAAAGTGGGCTGGCGCTCAAAAGGTGGTTCAAGGAGAAGTGGACGGACCAGAGAACGGGTAAACCGTGTGGCCGTCGCAAGGGTGAAAAACGGGGTACTCCATATTGCCGCCCGTCCAAACGTATCAGTTCTAAAACCCCCAAAACAGGGAGCGAAATGACAGCCGCTGAAAAGCGTAGTAGAATAGCTCAGAAGAAAAGAATCGGCCAGCCAGCAGGCAAGCCAAGGCGTGTAAAAGCAGTAAGGAGA